GGGAGCTAAAGAGGCGAACGAGTACAATCGACAAGCCGCGGACGCACAAATGGCGTTCCAACGTGAAATGGTCGGTCGACAAGAAGCTTTCCAAAGCGCACAAGTCTCCGCTCAGCAAGCCTACAACACCCAAGCCGCGAAAACCCAGATGGACTTTCAATCGAATATGGCGAACACGGCTCGCCAGCGCGAAGTCGCGGACCTTAAAGCGGCGGGTCTTAATCCGATGATGGCGGCTAATGCCAATGGTGCTGCTACTCCTGCGGGTGCTGCTCTCGGCTCTTCAGCGGGTTCTGGCGCCTCTGCGGCAGGTGCGGCTACCCAACCCCATCAGTCCCCTCAGCAAGCGCGTCTGAACAGCGCTGCGGCGACGGCAGCGCTAATCGCGCAAATCCGTAACATGGATGCCGATACCGCAAAAAAGACTACGGAGGCTCGGGTCAACGAGGCGACGGTGCCTAAGATCGAACAGGACACCCGGACCGGCTCTTCCCAAGAGCAGATCAACATGGTGTTGGCCGAAAAGCTCGCCTATGAGCTCAAACACATTCAGCCGGAGCAACGCGATAAGCTAATCTCTGAAATTCTTCGGAATAACAGTGCTACCGAGCTCCAAAATGTGCAAAAAGCGCACGAGGCCGTGAAAATCGGCCTCAGTCGCGCGCATATCAGTCTCACTCATGCGGAAACGGCGGCGCTCGAGGGCGCTGTGGTCAAATCCGCAAACGAAGCCGAAGCCCATCGAGGCGCGCTCGGCAAAATCGCTCCGTACACCGGGGAAGTCGGCCGGGTGATCAACTCGGCTGGCGAGGCTTCTCGCATTTTCCGCAATCCAATCCGCCGCCATCAACAGGTGAAATAATGGAAAAACCTATGTTTATCCGTACGCCGTACAACTATGACCGCCGTAAGGCGTCGTTGCACTCGGGCCTCTTCTGCACAGACGGTTCTCGGACTATTCAGGACCACAAAGAGGAATGCGACATCAACACAATCGTGCGTCGGTTCGGTATCACGGGACAGCTCCCCAGCGGCGTCCGTGCGCCGCAGTATGGTGACTTCGAGTCCGTCTCCGACTACCACACGGCGCTTAACTCTATCGCCTCGTCTAACGAGGCTTTCGACGCTATGCCTGCCGCTGTACGCGATCGTTTCCACAACGATCCAGGCGAATTCGTCTCATTCTGTCTCGATGAAAACAATCGTGACGAAATGCAAAAACTCGGGCTACTCACTCCACAAATCCAATCACTCACACAAAATGCCCCGACTACTCCGTTGTCCACGGGAACCCCGACGGCCCCTTCTCAGGCCGGAGGAGGGGTTCCGGTGGGCAACCCCTAACCAACTGCACCATTATCCTTGATGTAATGGTGCTAGATGACACCTCCCCTTGGTTACCCTCCGGGGTACCCTTGGGGGGTTCATCAATAAAAAATAACTACAAATTACCGTTGACTTATCATTAAATCTAACAATAAAATTCAACGTGTAGTACCTCTCTAACTTTCTCAGGATCTAATTATGCTACGTGATCTCACTATTACCGTTTCAGAAGATGATCTCTTAGAAATTCTCGAAGGGCTAGACAAGCTCTATGCCTCTTCTCTCCGTCGTTGTGCTACCGTACGCCCTGGCACTCAAATCCGTACCGCACTCGACTCTCGCGCCCGCAATCTGGGCATGCTCATGCAAAAAGTGAAGGAGACTCTAAATGCGCCCGTCTCGTCGTAGCGGTGTCTCAAAGGGCCGAGCTGCCCGTCAATTCCGCAATCATTCTCGGCGGACCAAATCCGCGAATCTCGCCACCGGTCCAATGCGCGGTGGTTGGCGGCTCTAATGCCTTGTTTCCACCCTATACCCGCCTTCCAAACGGAGGACGGGTCGGTGGTGTTCGTCGAGCGTGCTGGACATGGTTCGGTTCGCTCCCTGGAACTCCCGTGTGGGCGCTGTATCGGCTGTCGGCTGGAACGCGCTCGGCAATGGTCTGTTCGTCTTATGAAAGAGGCTTCGCTCTACGATCACAACATATTCGCCACGCTGACGTATGACGACGACCACTTAAAAACTCTGTCTCTCGATTACCGCGACTTTCAACTGTTCATGAAAAGGCTACGCAAGTCCGCGTCGGAGACTCCACTACGCTTCTTCGTTACTGGTGAGTATGGGGACCGTTTCGACCGTCCCCATTTTCACGCCCTAATCTTCAATCTCGAGCTACCAGACAAGAAAAAATATAAAACTAATGCCCATGGTCAACAGCTCTGGGAATCTCCGATCCTCACTAGGATTTGGGGTCATGGACAGGTGCTATTCGGCACCGTCACTTATCAATCCGCCGGCTACTGTGCTCGTTACGCAATGAAAAAAATGACCGGCGATATGGCAAAGGATCATTATCGGGTGAAGGATCTCGATGGCAATTGGATCGACCGTACGCCCGAATTCATGCACTGTTCGCAAGGGATCGCGCGTCAATGGTTCGAGCAATACTGGCGGGACGTCTACGGCGCAAACGGCGGCGCGACCGTGTCGGATGGCGTGAAGGGGAAAGCGCCCCGCTATTTCGACAAACTCTATGAAGTGTTGGACCCGGACGGGTATGCGGGCATGCAGTTCGACCGGTACCTTCTGGCAAAGGAGCGAAGCCACGATGACACGCAAATACGTCTCGCGACTCGCGAAGAAGTTAAAGAGCGCCAAGCGCGCATGCTCTCAAGAAAAGGGATCGTATGAAGCTGATGATTATGAGTACGTTCGACAAGGCAGCCGAATGTTTCGGCCGTCCTTTCTTCACCGCCTCAGTCGGCGTCGCGGCTAGGAGCTTTATCGATGAAACGAACAGAAGTGATCGGGATAATCCTCTGTTTAATCATCCTGGTGATTTTGTTTTATACAAACTCGGCGAGTTTCATGACGACTCCGCTGAATTCAATATTCTGGATACCCCCGAAGTAGTGTTCACTGGCGAAAAGGCCCGCAATCATGCATCGTAATAAATCCGTGGACGTTCATCGCTTTGCGATGATTCCGTCGTCTCATGTGCCACGTTCGAAATTCAAGATCGAAAAAGGCTACAAGACTACGTTGGATTCTGGTTACCTCGTGCCGATCTACTGCGACGAGGTTCTTCCGGGAGATACGTTCAATGTACGCATGACGGCATTCGCGCGGCTGGCTACGCCGCTCTTTCCGTTCATGGATAACATGCACCTCGATACGTTCTTCTTCTTCGTGCCGAATAGGCTCGTGTGGGATAACTGGCAAAAATTCATGGGGGAACAAAGGAACCCGGGCGACTCAATCGACTACTTGGTTCCTCAACTGGTGAGCCCGGCTGGCGGCTACGCGGTCGGAAGCCTTCAAGATTACATGGGCCTCCCGACGGTCGGTCAGGTCAATGGTGGTTCGACTGTCAGTCACTGCGCCTTCTGGACGCGGGCCTATAACCTCATCTGGAACGAGTGGTATCGCGATGAAAACCTGCAAGACTCGGTCGTGGTTGACACGGATGATGGACCGGACGCTCCTGCTGATTACGTGCTGCTACGGCGCGGCAAACGGCATGATTACTTCACATCGTGTCTGCCTTGGCCTCAAAAGGGTGAGTCTGTCTCTCTCCCGCTCGGTACGGTCGCTCCTGTCAAGGGCATCGGCAAAACGACTAACGTGTGGCCTCAACCGGGGCCTATCAGCGTCTATCAAACCGGCGGCACCGACACGTATGGCGATCACTCAAACATCGACTGGGGATTCGCGGACAATCGATTCGTCGTCCAGGACGATCCGGCCAACCCCGGCTTTCCGGGGATCTATGCCGATCTCACGGAGGCAACCGCAAGTACCATCAACCAGCTCCGCCAAGCTTTCCAAATCCAAAAGCTGCTCGAGCGCGACGCTCGCGGCGGCACTCGGTACACGGAAATCGTTCGGTCCCACTTCGGCGTTACTTCACCCGATGCGCGGCTCCAGCGCCCTGAGTACCTCGGTGGTGGTTCAACCCCGGTTTCAATTAATCCGGTCGCTCAAACTTCTGCGACCACGGTGGGTGTTTCTCCGCAAGGCAATCTCGCGGCGATAGGTACTGCGCTGGCGTCCGGTCACGGGTTCTCGCAGTCCTTCACAGAGCACGGCATCATTCTGGGCCTATGCTCGATTCGGGCCGACCTCACCTATCAGCAGGGCCTACGGAAGATGTGGTCACGCCGCACGCGGTATGACTATTACTTTCCGGCGTTCGCAATGCTCGGCGAGCAAGCGGTGCTGCGCAAGGAAATCTATATGACAGGGGATTCGGCCTCCGATGAAACAGTTTTCGGTTATCAGGAAAGATGGGCCGAGTACAGATACAACCCCAGTGAAATTACTGGACAGTTCCGGAGTACGTATTCGGCTCCCCTCGATGCATGGCACCTGGCGCAGCATTTCACAGCTGCTCCCACTCTCAACTCTCAATTCATTCAGGATCAACCGCCGGTCGACCGGGTCGTAGCGGTGGGAGAAGAGGCCGACGGGCAGCAATTCTTACTGGATTGTTTCTTCCGGAATATCGTTGCGCGTCCGCTGCCGATGTACAGTGTCCCTGGCCTAATCGATCACTTCTAAGCCATGGGTCTGAAAAAGCTCGTCAAGAAGGCGAAAAAAGTCGTTAAGAAGGTCGCCAAGCCCGCCCTTGCAGTGGGGGCGGGTTATCTCGGCGCCAAAGCGCTCGGCCTCTCCCTCCCGTTCGTGGGAGGCGAAACCACGGAACAATCGCAAGATGCTCCTTCATCCTTCAATATCGGAGATGCCCTGGGGTCAATCGGAACCTGGGCAAAAGACAACTGGACCGGAATTACCTCCGCCGCTAGTGCTGCGGCTCCTTTCTTCAGTGCT